TAGTTAATCAAAGGTACGAGCCAGTCCGTAACAGAGTTTTTAGAAGTCATGCTTGGAACTGTTTACATAAGAGAGTTCAACTAGCAAGAAATTCAACAGCTCCAGTAGTGGAGTATAGTTATGCCTACGCTTTACCAAGTGATTGTTTAAGAGTTTTAAAAATTCATAATGGCACGACTGATAGTATTGCTTCAGCTTTAGATTATAAATTAGAAGGTAGAAATATTGTAACCGATGAAGGTACAGTTTATTTAATTTATATCGCTTTAGATACAGATCCAAATAATTACGACACCTATTTACAAGAAAGTGTTTCACATCAACTTGCAGCAGATATTTGTTATGCAGTTACAAACAACGCTACCTTAGCAAATAATTATATGGCAAGAGCTGACGAAAGATTAAGAGAAGCTAGATTTACTGACGCAACTGAAAATGCTTTAGGAACTATTGAAAGTTCTGAGTTTACAGATGCAAGGTTATAATGACCTTAGCAAAATTTGATCCAAGAAATATAGATCATTATAAAGAACCAAGATTTTTAGTTCATTTTCAATGGGGTAATAATGAAAAAGTTTATCGTTATGCTTTAGTTGAAATTATAAATGAAGGTGCAATTCATCATACAACTAAACAAAAAGATGATGAAATTGGTTTAACACAAAAAGAAATTTGGAAAAATAAATATGCCTAGAACAACCATACCTTTAACAAGCTTTGTATCAGGAGAATTTTCTGCAAAACTAGATGGTCGTACTGATTTCGAAAAGTATAATTCTGGAGTTAAAACTTTAGAGAACTTTTTAGTACATCCTCAAGGTGCTGCTACACGAAGAGTAGGTACGCAATATATTGCTTCGGTTAAAACAGGTTCTTTAAAAACAAGATTAATTCCTTTTGAATTTAATACTGAACAAACTTATGTCATTGAAGCTGGTAATACTTATTTTAGATTTTATAAAGATAAAGGACAAATTTTAGATAGTGGAAGTGCTTATGAAATTTCTACTCCATATTTAACTGCAGAGTTATTTGAATTAAAATTTGCACAGAGTGCTGATGTTATGTACATCACACATCCAAATCATGAAGTGATGAAGTTAAGTCGAACAGGTCATACAGCCTGGACTTTGACTGAAGTTGCTTTTACAGATGGACCTTATCTTGCAACAAATAGTACAGCGACAACACTTACTCCTGCTTCTGCTGGAGTTGCAACTGGTGTGAACATTACTGCTTCTGCGATTACAGGAATTAATGGTGGTGCTGGATGGAAAACTACCGATGTTGGAAGAATTATATCTTTTAATAGTGGTAAAGCAAAAATTACAGCTCGAACTAATACAACAGTTGTTGTTTGTACAATTACAACAGCTTTTGCTAGTACAGCAGCAACAGCAGCTTTTCAGCTTGGTGCATTTTCAGATTCGACTGGACATCCATCTTGCGTATCTTTCTTTGAACAGCGATTAGTTTTTGCTGCAACAAAAGATGAACCTCAAACTTTATATTTTTCTAAATCAGGTGATTATGAAAATATGACAGCAGGTACTGACGCAGATAGTTCAATGATTTATACGATTGCTTCAAATGAAGTAAACGTCATAAGATATTTAAAAGCAGTTAGAACATTAATTGTGGGTACAACAGGTGGCGAATATACGGTTTCAGCAGATGGAACGGATGCTGCAGTTACTCCAACAAACGTAACAATAAAAAGACAATCATCTTTTGGTTCAGCTAATGTAGATGCTCAACCAGCAGGTAATGCCATTTTATTTTTACAAAGAGCAAAAAGAAAAATTAGAGAATTACAATATAACTTCGATCAAGATGGTTATGTAGCTCCAGATTTAACAATCTTAAATGATACCGTTACTAAAACTGGAATTAATGAAACAGCTTATCAACAAGAACCAGATAGTATTTTATGGTGTGTTAGAGATGATGGCGTTTTAGCAGCATTAACATATCAACGATCCGAAAATGTTGTTGCCTGGTCCAGACATATTATTGGTGGAAGATTTGGCGAAGCAACAATTACGGTAAGTGATTATGCCAATATTGCTGTAGGAACAAAATTAACATTAACTAAATCAGACGGTACATCTGTTGTTTTTACTTCGGAAGCAATAAGTGGCTCTTCACCATCAGAAACTTTAGGATTTAGACCTAATGAAAGCAATAACACTACTGCTGATAATATTTACACAGCAATCAATGCTCATGCAGATTTTACCGTTGCTAATCCTGCGGCAGCAGTTGTAACAATTAGAGAAACTGCACATGGTGCAACTGGATTATTAAAAATTGTAAGTTCAGATACTACAAGATTAACAACAACCGATGAAGGCGAAGCTGTTGTTGAAAGTGCAGCTTCTATATCAGGTTCTATTAATGAAGATGAACTTTGGCTTATTGTAAAAAGAACCGTTAATGGTTCAACAGTAAGATATATAGAATGTTTTTCAGATTTTGATTTTGATGAAACAACATCTACAAGTTTTAAATTTTTAGACAGTCACCTCTCCTACTCTGGATCTTCTACATCGACCTTAAGTGGTCTTGCACATTTAGAAGGACAAACAGTAAGTATCTTAGGTGATGGCGCAACACATGCTGATAAAATTGTAGCAAGTGCTGCAATCAGTTTAGATCGAGCAGTTACTTCTGCTTGTGTAGGTTTAGCTTATAACTCAGTTTTACAAACAATGAGATTAGAAGGTGGAGCTGGACAATACGAAGGAACATCTCAAGGAAAAATTAAAAGAATATCTAAAGTGGTATTAAGACTTTTTGAAACAGTTGGAGTAAAGGTTGGTCCTTCTCTTTCTAAATTAGAAACCATACCATTCAGAACAACAAGTTCTTTATTATCAACTCCAGTCGATACGTTATTAGCTGGTGATAAAGAAATTGAATTTGACGGAGATTATGAAAGTGACGGATTTATTGTAATCAAACAAGATCAACCATTACCTTGTTCGATATTAGCAATCTATCCTACGTTAGTCACTTCAGATGGATAGTTTTAAAATTATTCCATACCAAGCAGAACATGGTGATGCAATCATTGCCTCAGGTATGAATAATAAATTAATGGCAATCGATGCTAGTTATACTAATCATCGATTAGATATTTCTGAACCAGGTTTATCTTTTACGTTATTAAAAGATGAAACACCGATTGTTGCAGGTGGAGTTATTCCAATGTGGCAAGGAGTGGCTGAAGGTTGGGTTTTATGCTCAAACCAAATGCTTGATTATAAAATTAAAGCAGCAGGTTCGATTAAAAAAAGATTAGATTATATTTGTAAGAACAACAATATTCAAAGACTACAATCCGCAGTCAAAGCAGAATTTTTAATAGGCGTAAGATTTGCTGAATGGTTAGGATTAACTAAAGAAGGATTAATGAAAAAATACGGACTGGATGGTTCGGATTATTGGAGAATGGTAAAAATTTATGAGCTTCATAGGTAACATAGCAGCAGCACAATCAGCAAAAGTAATTGGTAAATATAACCAGAGTGTTATGGACCAACAAGCTAAGTACAATGCAAGACAAGCTGAAATTAAAAAAGAGGTTTACGATAAATATGATAAACCAAGATTTGCAGAACAGATTAATACTTACAATGCAGATCAGTTTGTCAGCACATTAAAAACTGGCGCAGAATTTAGAGAAGGTGAAACTGGTTACTTAGTTCAATTAAAGAATTTACGAAATCAAGCTACTCAAGTTGCAATTAATGATTATAACGAAGCTATTAATCAAAATGATTTAATTAATCAATCGATATTACTTCAAGCCAAAGGTGTTGGTGAAAGACTTAAAGGTGATATGACTGCAAGAAGCGAATTATATAAAGCTGGCGGCAGCTTATTAGGTATGGGTTATAATTCTTATCAAGCTGGAAGGTTAGTAATATCTTAATGGCTCAACTTAAAATATACGAAGGACCAGGCAAAATTAAAGATAGTGCAACACCACTAACAAGCACTCTTGCTCTTCCTTTATCTTTAGCGACTAATAAAGGAAAAGCGATTTCATCTGTTGGTAAAGTTATTGGACAAATCCAAAAAGACTTACATAAAATAGAAGATGAAAATGAATACGCAGCAATAATACCTAGTATCATAACTGATATTAGTAAAAAATATACAGATCTATCCAAATCATCCGATATTATTAATGGTCCTAAAAAATTAGAAAAAGCTTTAAATTACAAAAATTATTCAAATCAATTAAAAGGCTTTAATAAAAATGTTCAAAGATTAGTTAAACAAGAACTTAACAATCAAACTATTTCTTTAATGCCAAAGTTAATCGGTGATATTTCTCAAAATGTTGTTGATAAAGCTATGGTAAATATTGATCTTAAATTCAACCAAGCTTTACTTAATGCAACAAGTGGTGATGCAGCTCTTATAGGAGCAGGATCGGTACAATTTGATTTGCTTAAAAAAAATAAAGCTTACGAAGCATTAGTTGGTCCTAAAGAATGGAAAGCTTATACTGATAAAAAACAATTACAGTTAATTGAAATACAGCTTAATACAGAAATTAAACTACAACCAGCATCTTTTATTAAAAACAAAAAAGCTTTAATGCAAATGGTTGAACCAGACCTGGCTAAAAGTCTGCTTGAAAAAGCAAAAATAACATTGATTTCAAAAACTAATGAAGAAGAAAAAAATGATGTTTTAAAAGAAGCTTTAGATAACGAAACAAAAATGGATTTGTTTGTTGAATTTGTCGAAAGAGTAAATCAAAAAAAACCAGGTGAAGTTCCAACAATTGCTAATCTTTATGATGCTTTAAATGATGGTTTAATTAACCAAGTCATGTTTAATCAATTAGTTGGTATGGTATCTGGCGAAGAAAAATTATCAGACGAACAACTACACGAAACAATAACAGTTGCTCTCTACTCTGCTGATAGCATCCAAAAAATGGATGATATTAAAAAAGCAGTATTACTAGATCCTGATGTTTTAAGATCTTTAGATTTAAAAGACATTACTTTATTTACTAAAATTATAGATAGAGCTAAAAAAGATTTTCCAGCACACAAAGACTTTAAAACATTTGGAAAACTGCTTGATGCAAACATGAAAAATTTAAGCAATATCCGAAGTGGTAAAATGTTAAAATTTGCTCAAGCTATAGAAACAAGAAAAGTTTTAATTAAAGATGCTTATATGCAAAAAGTAACAGATGGTATGTCGCCTCAAAATGCTTATCTTTCTGTTTTAGCAAATGAGATGGATATAAATGCTATTCCACAACTCTCAAATGTTGCTCCTGGTTTCTTAAGAAATGTAAAATTTACAGACGCTTTTGCAAAAGATCCAAACTTTTTTGAATCTCAAAATAAAGTTATTTGGGAAAGATTTAATGGCTTTGCAGAAAACAAACCTGGCGGACAAAAATTTAAAGGTCATGGCAGTATTAAAAAAATGCAAGAAGAATTATCTCAATTAGATTTTATGGAAAAATTATACAATGCTCGTCTAGCTGTTGCTGTTGGTGAAGATCTTGCAACAAAACAAAATTGGGCGCTTGAAGGTGGACTTGGTTATAGCTCTATTTTAGATAAACTTAAGGATAGTAAATAATGGAAGATAATAATTTATTAGACAATGTTTATTTACCAAGCATACAAAAATCAGAATTTGAAGGAAGCAAATCTTATGACCTTGTTAAAAAAAATGATGGCGATCTAAATGAATTAGCAACTGGAGAAAAATCAAAAGAACTTGCTCCTCCAGATGAATTTAACTTTTCTACTTTTGATGAAGTTGAGAATTTTAAAGCTCAACACATGACTAAGGAAAACATGAAGATGTTTGCTGAAGGTTTAGTAGAATTTGGAGCAGACACTTTAAAAGATGCAGCACGAACTGCAGCTTTAGTTGGGATTAATGGAGCTGACTTTGCGGTTAATTTCTTACCAGCTATTGATAAAGTTTTAGATTACGCACCTAATAATTTAACTGTTGGTAAAGACGGATTAAAATTTAATGATTTAGCTAATGATGACCAGATTATGGAGTATGCAACTTCGTTAAGTTCTAAACTGGGTGAAGCTAGAGAGTGGGTAAAAGATTTTAAACCTACAGATAATATTGTAACAGAGCTAGCTGGAGTGATTGGTCAAGACATGGCTTATTCTGTTCCAATTTATAAAAAATTAAAAACACTAGGAGTTCCTAACGGATGGAACACATTAATTTCTTATGGCATAGGTGGTGCAATAGGAATTGAAGATGAGATATTTGGTAATACAAGTACATTTCTTCAACACTATAGAGAAAGTGATATTAAAAAAATTAAAGATTTAATTGGAATTATTCCAGACACACCTTACGACCAGATAGCTGACGAGGTAGTCCAAATGTTTGAATACGGAGGTTTAAGCTGGGCAATACCACAACTAATAAAAGCTTTCCAAATGGGTAAAAAACATATTCCTGTAATGGCAGGTTCAGCTGCTATTTATTCTGGAGCAATGGTCGATGGTAAAGCAGAAGATAATTTAGATAGCGAAAAAAAAACTTTAAAAATTCAGACTGACGAGGAAGGCAAACCTTTAGTCAATGAGATGAATGTTCTTAAACCTCTTATTGATGTAGGAAAAAATGTTTTTAGTTCTGTCGTTAAATCTTCTGTTAAAAATCTGCCTAATAAAGGTGGTGGAGAACAGAT